TAATCGTAGGCGCGTTCTAGGTGTTAATCTGCCTGAATGGAGCGATGAACAAGTAAAGGCTATTAAATGGCGTCTGATGGAAATAAGAAACAAGCGATAAGGTGGGCTGTATATCCAGATGGCCTTCACATCTTCTCAGAAGGCCGTGTAATAGGGGTAATTCCTTTTGATGAGGCTAACCACCTGATAGCAGAATTAAGTAACTCTATTCGCTGGATATACGGCAAGGGATCACAAAAAAAAGACCCTGCGGAACAGGGTCAAGTTTAACTCAAGAAAGGTTATTGTTATTTTAATGTTCTACTTAAAAGTTTGCCTGACTCTATCAGTAGCTTTGTTGTCTCAAAATCGAAGCTGCTAATTACTTTAGCGTATTCTCTAGGCTCTAGATCGTCTTTTAAATCTTGATGAGCCTGATAAATAGCTTGATCTAACAAAGCGTCTATCTTCAAGAGTGTTTGTAATAGTTCTCCTTTATCACTCATTTGTATCAATCAAGTTTTCTTCAAAAGTTAAACCATAGCGTAGGCAAAATCCATCAAAGTAATCAGTCATCGTCACTCTCCAATAATTTAAATGTTACTTGGACGTAGTTTTCAATTTCACACATTTCTGACGTTTCCCACTCATGCGTTGGGCAAGTTTCAAGCCACTTGTAAAAGTCTTCTTTATCCATTGTTTAGCCTTTCTCTTCAATCGGATATATACCGTTTTTATCATAATGTATGTGCATTTCGTCCATTTCGCCAAAATGTTCACTTATGGTTTCCCATTTAACAATTTCTCTTTCAGGATAGCCATGTTTGCACTTAACAACCTTACCGTTTTTGTGCTTCTTTTCTGCCCAAACTGGCTTTTGGAATTCAATCCAAATATCATCATATTCAGCATGACGCCATTCTATATTTTTGCTTTTTAAATGCGCGTGTATCGCTTCCATTAAATCAAAATAAGTTAAAGTTAATTGCATTGTCTTAGCCTTTCTTTCTTTTAGTTTCGTTTAAATCTTTGGTAAGCTCTACAAATTGATCCGCAAGCCTAGCCATTTTTAAAATCTCATCTTTAGCCCATTGTCTACTTTTAGGCTTCTTTGAACCCTCGTAAATAATTAATAGAGATGATGTTATACCTTCCCATGTGGGAGTCGCGTCTATGTATTTTGTAGTCATTGGTTTAGCCTTTCTTTTAACATATTTTCATAAGCGCTATCTTTAGCAAATTTAATTAACTTTTCAGCTTCTTCTATATTTGGCGCTGCAAAGTAAACAAAGTTTAAAACAGATTGCAGTAATCCTGCTAAAGCAGCTTCTGGGCTTTCATTAGATTTATTTGTTCTACTTGAGTCATATAAAGTTGATATAGCCTCAACTCCTGCTTCATACCCTGCGCTGTGTCTTTCTTCTATTTGATTATCTGTCATTGTCTTAGCCTTTCTATTATGGTTCAATTTCAATTATATAGTTTGCGTTAGTTGTCGAGTTTGCATGATTGCAGCCACATCTAAGGCTGCAAAAATTGCCATATTTAAAAATGTAATATTCATCTTCAAACACAACTCTATTGTGTTGCTGCTCTTTAACTGGTCGATTGCCAATATACTTACCTTCTCTAAATTGTGAGTTGTCTTCCCAATAAGTTAAAGCATGGTTGTGCCTGCTTGCTGAATATTTTTTAGTGCAATACCAACAATTTCTTTTGGGTGCAGTTTCTTTATTCATTGATCTAACCTTTCTGTTCTGTTGTTATGTCTTCATATAAATATAAAGCTTTTACTTTTATTAATCGCATTTGATCACTTCGTGATGGTTTATCTGCTTGTAATTCTTTTAGCTTTTCTACTGCTTTGCTAAATTCTAAAAAGTTATACTCTCGCAAATCTAACAATTCTACTAAATCGTCATCATCACTAAACCAATAAGGCTGAACTATATAAAAGTTTTCCTCATAGCTGACGTGTGGTTTGTTTAAATTACCTTGCATTGTCTTAGCCTTTCCACATTAAAATTATTTCGTTTATTAAATCAGCAATTGCATAGCCCATAAACAGCGCTGCAAAGATGCCAGTTAGTAAAAGTAAACTTGTAAACGTATACCAAATTTTTTGACCTATAGTCATTGATCTAGCCTTTCCACATTTGGTTTTAAAAGTAATGTTTTTATATGATCCATAACCTCATTAGAATTTTTATAAACTACACTATTTTTGCGTCCGTCTACATATAATTGATATTTATATTTACCGTTTTTACTGTTCGGTATTTCCTTAAACTCAAGAATTTTAATTGTAGTTTCGCCGTTAAAATGTTGCTGCGTAAACTTTAGCTTTTCGCATCCTGTCCAAATAGTCATTGATCTAACCTTTCGGAGTCAAAGTGTATGGATCGAATATTTCATTGATGTACTCTTGAACAACTAAACGAGGTTGCACATCTCCAAAGTATTGGTTGATGTGTTTAGTTGTCGTTTTGCTGTACTTTGTAGTAGTCTTAAAAGCGCCCTTTACGTCATAACCTGCAACGGGTGTGTCATAAGAGAATAGCAAAGTTACATCGCAATCATCATAGTCATTTCTAAAAGTTAACTCTGTGACGTTTGATTTTAGTTTTTTAAGTTTCATTGTTTTAGCCTTTCTGTTTTAATGCTTTTACGTTCAGAGGTTCATTTGCTAAATTACAAGACGGGCAACGATCATCACAGGCGCAATCATTTTGCATTTGCCATTTTTCCCCGCATCTTTCGCAAAAGTAAGTTATAATATATTCAATCATTGTGTTAGCCTTTCGGAGTCAAAGTGTATGGATCGAATATTTCGTTGATATATTCTTGAACAACTAAGCGCGGTTTTACATTTTCGAAATATTGATTGATGTGCTTGGTAGTTGTTGGGCTGTACTTTGTAGTAGTCTTAAAAGCGCCTTGTGCATCATAACCTGCAACTGGTGTTTCGTAGGAAAATAATAAAGTAACGTCACAATCGTCGTAATGATTTTTAAAAGTTAACTCTGTCACGTTTGATTTTAGTTTTTTAAGTTTCATTGTTTTAGCCTTTCTTTGATTCGTATTTTTACTTTAACAATATTATCTAATATTACAATAATATTATAAACTAGCCTAATTAAAGGCTAGTCTGATAATATTATTAATCGTATTCGATACCTTCCATGTATTCTTCAAGTTTCTCTTTTGAGATGTTATTTTCAATAAAATTAATTGGCACTTGTTCATTGCCTCTATTGCCGAAATAATCATCATAAACTTGAATTATAAAGCGTTCTACAAGCGGTAATTTAGCGGTCGGATTAGTAGTCATTGTTTAACCTTTCTTTGTTTTGTTATCCTGCATCAATACAGGGCAAGGCAGCGCCGCTAAGCGCTGCTAAGCGCTATATTAATTTTTAAACTTTCTCAGGTCTTCAATATAAATTTCTATCCATACTTTATTAGCAGCCCTATTAAATAGCGGGTCTTTGTTATGCCTGTTTTGTAGCGCCTTTCTTAGTAAGAGTTTTTTATGATCAATCATTGTCTTATGTTTCTTATAGTTTTTATAAGCGCTGTTAAGCGTATCACCTAAAAATATTTTGTTATAATATCCCATTGTTTTAGCCTTTCTTGGTTAGTGTAGCGCCCTAAGACGCTACTTTATGATTTTCTGTTTCTGATTGTTCTGCTGTTTCTAGAATGAATGTGGCAGCCTTGTCAGCAGCGCTAGCAGCCTTTTGAATAGCGTCTGGATTATCTTTGAGGCACTTAATCCAACTATTTAAATATTTGGCATGATCTGCTCTTGGTTCAGCGTCAACTTTAGTGAGGCCTGATAAAATGGCGCTTGTTAATTCTGCAATCAATTCCTCAAAAGCATAGCCGTCTGAGCCGAAGCGCGTACCGAATTTACGATCTAATCTGTCTTTGCTGCCTGTCCAATGGCCTAATTCATGGAATAGCGTTCCATAGTAGCCAGAAGCACTTTTAAACTGCTCTTTGCTAGGCATATTAATAGTATCGTTTGAAGGTCTATAGTAGGCGCTGTTAGCGTCTTCATTGACAAATTTAGCACCTGATAATTCTGCAAGATTTTCAGCGTCTAGAATGTCGCTCCAATCCTGAGTCAATTCTTTTTCTTCAGGTAAAAAATCGCCCTTCCAACCTTTAACATATTGAGAGTTGAAAACAGGCCAAGAATTCCATTTAGGATAAAGCTTTTCCTCACCTGTTTTTTTGTCTTCATATTTAATAAGTGACCAAAAAACAATTCTAATACCTTTACCTTTAGCACCTTCTAATTCGTAGCCTAAACTTTGCCATTGATTATAAGTTGCAAAAACAGGTGAAGTATAGCCTCTAGAAGCCATAAGCATTGATAAATTAATTCTGTTGATACCTCTATATTGATGCTTTCTGGCGCTCATGGGTTGGTTGTGTTGCAATACATTTACCCAAGGTTTTACCCAATTAAGGCCTTCTGTAGCCATGTCTGAAGTGACTCTGGCTGTTATTTCGTGCATTGTTTCTTTTGTCTTTTTATCCATTGTTTTAACCTTTCTATTGATAATTGAATTGTCTAATTACTGTATTGATTGTTCTTTGATCATCACTATCAGTTTTTATTATTTTTAAATGTCTTTTTGATATGCCCTGATAGCCTTGGTTCATGTCATCTAATTCATCTTGAACGACTGACTTGTCATAGTCTCCAAATTCAGAATACCAACGATCATGCTCAAGATTATAAGCAACTAATGTGTAATATGGTTTTGTCATAAGTTTAGCCTTTCGAATCAATTAATATAATTATTATATAGTGTTTTGATATTGTGTCAAATGTGTCTGATATTATGGCAATATTAGAAAAATGGGGGAAAAGACTTTTTTTGACCTTAGATACCTGAAAGGCCTTTCGCTTCTCAGTGAGCTTCTTAGAGCCTCTCAGAGCATAACGCCTGTTTAGTATACAAATATTTTCAATTGTTTAGCATTGTTCTTCATTGTTTGGTTTTTGCCAAAACTAGCGCAAATCAGACGCAAGACCCAAGGTTGGGCGCGGGCGCGCGCGAATAAAACAATTCAAAACAAAACGCAACCTTTGTTCAGCATTGTTTAACTTTGTTTAAACTTGGTTAAACTTAGAACAACGCCCCATGTTTGACTCTAGCTGTACTGTTTTTGACTAACTGCAAAAAAAGTAATGCAACGGTATACAATAAATTTAACCCCCCCCCTACCCAGCCCCCTCCCCCCCTACTGTCTATATTACATTCCCACACAGAAAAATTTGTGTTATACAGTTTTTGGGTGTTGTTTAATAAAATTTTACCTCCCTGAGTTTTATTATGCTTTCTCGCAGCACCCACCCCACTAATAAAAACTAATATTATTAGCTTTTATTATTATTATTAGTTATACTTCTGCGTACTATTACTAATACTAATAATAATAATAATTACTTTAGTATATTATTATTATTAGTTGCAGTACGGGGCGAAGTCATAATATGAGGAAAGCATGGCAGGTAAACCAAAATTCAAACAAGCTATTGCAGAGCTAGATAAGCGTGGTGGAGTTGAGACTTTGCAGCAAGAATTACTTGCAGGTAAAACGATACCTATGATTGCAAAAGAGCTTGGGTTAGATCGTGGCTATTTTAGACGCAACATTGTGAAGCACGAAAAGTATGGTAATGCCATACGCGAGATAGAGCATCAAGTCGCTGATGCTCATGCTGATGCAGCGTTTGATATGCTAAACGATATTCGTGAGAGGCGTGAGATTGAGGTTGATGAGGCGCTAAACGGTAAGAACAGCCGTGATATTAGTGAGGCGAATGTTAATCAGGTTGATATTGGTATTGCGAAGGGTTTAGCGCAACAACATAATTTTATAGCTTCATCTTTAAACAAAAATCGTTATGGTAGCGGTAGTCAGCAAAACATTCAAATTAACATTGGTGATTTGCATTTAGATGCGCTGCGTAAGATGAAGGTTGTTGATCATGAATGACTTGTCTCAAAATACGATGATTGAGTTTACCCAGCGCTACGCTAGAAGCCCAACATTGTTTGTGAGAGAAGTGCTTGGTGTAGAGCCGTTAGATTATCAGGCTGAGTTTCTTGAGGCTATTGCGTCTGGTGAGCGTAAAATTTCGATCAGGTCGGGTCATGGAACTGGGAAGAGTACAGCCGCATCTTGGGCTATGTTGTGGTATTTCTTGATGCACTATCCGAATAAGGTGGTTGTGACTGCGCCTACTTCTAGCCAGTTGTTTGATGCTTTATTTGCAGAAATGAAGCGCTGGATAAATGAGTTACCTGATGCGTTTAAGGAAGTGTTAAACGTCAAGTCTGACCGTGTTGAACATACGGCTGCGCCTAGTGAGATGTTTATTTCGGCTAGGACAAGTCGTGCGGAGACACCAGAAGCGCTTGCTGGTGTACACTCAGAACACGTTATGCTGATTGTAGACGAGGCTAGTGGTGTGCCAGAGCAGGTATTTGAGGCTGCTGCTGGTTCTATGTCTGGTCATAACGCGACCACGATTATGTTGAGTAACCCCACTAGGTCTAGCGGCACGTTTTTTGAGAGCCAAAACAGGCTTGCTGATAGCTGGTGGACGAGGCGCTGGTCGTGTGTTGATAGCCCTTTAGTGAGTGATGAGTTTGTCGAAGAAATGAGGCTGCGCTATGGTGAAGACAGTAATGCCTTTAGAATCAGAGTGTTAGGCGAGTTTCCTCAAGCAGATGATGACACAATCATACCATTTCACCTAGTTGAAACGGCTACGCACCGCGATATTGAGGGTGATAGTGACTTGCCGAGTGTGTGGGGTTTGGACGTTAGTAGGTTTGGTAATGACAAAACTGCGCTTTGTAAGCGTCAGGGTTCTGTTGTGACTGAAATTAGGTCTTGGGCTGGCTTAGATTTGATGCAGACTGTGGGCCGTGTTGTGGCTGAATATGAGGCGTTATTGCCTTCTAAGCAGCCTAGAGAGATACTTGTTGATAGTATTGGGCTTGGCTCTGGTGTTGTTGATAGATTGCGCGAGATTGGCTTGCCTGTTCGAGGTATTAATGTTGCAGAAGCGCCTAGTATGGGCGGTACATATTTAAATTTGCGTTCTGAGTTGTGGTTTAAAACAAAAGCTTGGTTTGAAGATCGTGCCTGTAGGTTGCCAAAAGATGATCAGTTAGTAGCTGAGCTAACTGGTATTCGGTATAGTTTTACGTCTAGTGGTAAGATGAAGGCTGAGAGCAAAGACGAAATGCGCAAGCGTGGTTTGGCCTCACCTGACTTAGCTGATGCGCTTTGTTTGACGATGGCTAGTGATGCTGCAACTGCATTATCTGGTGCATTTTCTAGCTGGAAAGGTGAGATAAAAAGGAATTTGCGTGGAATTGCTTAATATTGAAAGTGATTTAAGAAGTTGGTCGCGTGAGGTGCTAGAGGTTCCTAATGATCATTTAAAAGGTTTGCCGCCATGTCCATATGCGAAGCAGGCTTGGCATCAAAATAAAGTTTTAGTTGTAGAGGGTAATGATATTACGATTGACGCTCTTCGTTACTGTAATGAATTTTACGATTTGAGTAAGGAGTTAGTTGTTGTCGCTTCTTTTAACATACCTGATTTGCAAGAGTTTTCTG